AGTTTAAAGTAACCTTTAGACTCTGCTTCTTTGTGATCTATTGTGCTTAACCCTGTAAATGGATCACTTGGCATTTCATGGAAGTATACACCAGTGTTGTGTTTCTTGCGTCTGCCATTATCGTTAATCATTGCAGGAGTATGTTTAATTAAGTTTAACAACTTAGTTCTATCTGCAACGTCAATGTCAATATCTGTATTTGCTATCATAAATGTGCCTCTTCCATTATTCCTTCAACCCACTTAAAATCTTCAGCATGTGTTTGTGTAACTCTTTGCCAATAATAAGGATCTATATAATCTGTAACCATCTGTATTTGTTCGCTTGTGAGCTTCTCTAATAGCCCTTGTGCTTGCGAACTTGCGTATATTATCCATGGGCTAATCCTACCACTACATATGTGAAATACAGCAAGATTTGGCGCTACTAGACGGAAGTATTCGTTCCAATCATTGTTAGTTTCGTTGCCCCATTCTCGCATAAACAATATAGTTCTTTCTATTGCTCTATCTGCACTTTCTGTTTTTAGTCTAGTCTTAATCCAAGCCGCAAAGTTTCTATCGCTTGTCCATCTATCTATTCTTACTTGATTCTTTAGTAACCAACGTGTGTATTCAGGAACATCATCTACCCGTAAGTCAATACAGTATTTTGCATACTTTACAAATGCTGTATAATATTGACTTGATGCAAAATCATCAAAACTTTTTTCACTTTTAGCGTTTGTTCCTATTCTATAAAACAGTTGATATGACCTATATGCTAGTTGCACTTCTTTGTCATCTTTACTCATGTATCTGCGCTTGCGTTCACACATATGAACTGCCATAGTGCTTTCACGTTTAAATGTGTTGTTACAATATTCGCATTTAAAGCCTACTGTCATTTAAGTTTACCAATTAGATCTTTTATTTCTTTATCTTTTAATCCGTATTCGTGTAATAGTGCTTTAATTTCATCTTTGCTACTGCTTAACATAATGTCTATTTCGTCATCATTTAAATGTGAGTAGTGTTCAGTTAGCCAGCTTTGTAATTTGTTTTTCTTTTGTGCTTTACCAGGTGCAATCCATCCATGGAATACTGTAGTACCTACTCCAACTAATTGTAACAACTGATACTGTAACTGTGGGTGCTTTCTAATTGCATTAAAATGCACGTTAACTGCTTCGTTAGTCCATTCTAAGTAATGTTCAGCGTAAGAATGTTGTGCATTACTTGTATAACGCATAAGCAACCATAGACCAAGTTTCTTCTTTTCTTCTTCAGTGAGACTATCGTACCATCCTCGATCTTTTTGATCGATTGATCTCATTTCTTCTTTAATGTTTAACTTGCTCATGTTCTTACTATACTACCAAAGTTCGCCAATGTCAAGTACCTCGGGCAATTTATTTGCATCTTTAACAAACAACACACATGGTGAATTTGGTTTGTCTGATAGTGGAACACATAGTAAGTGTCCATACTTTAACTTAGGTGCATACCATTTTACATCACTATAGATGTTAACAATTGATATATCTACATACTCTGGCTTAAATCCTGTAATTGGATTAAACGCAAATGCAGTAAAGCCTCTATCGTTTAGACTCATTAAACTCATAATTTCTGGGTCGCCTACTTCTGCATCACATATAACAATGTGCCAATCAAGTGGCATGCTAATAGTTACTTGTCCAAGTTGTAATATAGCAGCTGGTGCATAAAAACTTTCTAGGAACACAAGTGGGATAAAGTAATAGTCTATGTGAGCTGGATTTGTGTAATCAAGAATACCATATCTTAAGTCATCAATTGTTTCAGGTATATCATCCAGATCATATGTTTCGTTTTCTACAGTTAATATTTTCATTGTTTTCTCTCTTAACGCCAATCCGTCTTTTCAATTGTGAAAGGATAATTCGCTTCTTTATAAAATTTCTTACGTTCAGTAAGATGCTTTTTGCTAAACTTAGCTGTACTAGTTACATCCCAAATCTGAACAAAGTCCTTGTCTTCCGCCTTTCTTACTCCACGCCCAATTGACTGGATAACTCTAACAAACGACTTCCCAGGTTCAAGAAGTATCATGTTAAAGATACGTGGAATATTAATACCAACTGCTGCTACGCCATAGGTTGCGACAGTAATACTATTAGTTGCTTCATTAATTTCATCATACGCTTCTTTTCTGTCAGTGACTTTCATAGCACCTTTCACAAAAGTAACACCAGGTATATTTTCAGCAATAATCTCACCACTTGCAATCCTGTCAACTAATACAAGTGTATTACCTGATTCAGCAACTGTTTGAATAAACTTACTTAGATACTTCATACGTGCTTTGTCTGTTGTTAAATATTTTAATTCACTTTGGTAATCATTGTATATTGCTGTTTCTTTTAATTGAACTACGTTAACATGACAGTTACTTAATACGCCCATGTCTTGTAATTCACTTGCACTTAGTTTGTTTGTAACTTCACCAAGACATGCTTGTAAACTTGTTTTAGCATGTTCTTCTTTTGGTATAGTTCCTGTTAATCCCCAACGTAATGGAATATGTGCGAATTCCTTAGTGAGCATGTCTTTTAACACATCTGCTTTTGCTTGGTGAACCTCGTCAACAATAACACAAACAACACCATCTGAGAACTCTCGTAAACTCATATCGTCAACGCCATCTCTGAATCGTTTCTTAATACTGTTTAAACTTTGCCAAGTGCAAATTGTATGGGTTTTTCCTAATTGTTTTTTATCGCCAAAGTAAACTCCAACGTCTAGTCCTAAGTTGAGGTAATCATCATATGTTTGTCGTACCAAGTCTTTATTAGGTACAATTACAATTGATCTTCCATATTGCTCTACACGCTCAGATAGTGCTGCTGTGATTAATGTTTTACCTGCACCTGTTGCAATTTCTTGTAAGCATTGTGGTGTAGTTAAAAATTTATTAACAATAGTAATTTGATAATCTCTGAGTACAACTGGCTCACCGACCATCTGATGCTTTTCTGGCCAAACTTTATGTGCAAACGTAGATTCATCTACTGCACTAAATTCATATGATTCAGTTGATTCACGTTTATCGTCTACTGCAATAGAATAACCGTTATCCATAATAATAGGCAACAACCTATCAAGTAGATTAACATATGTTACTCCACCAACGCTAAAGAAGCTTACACATCCATCCCATCTACCTAACTTGTATGCTGGTACATGAAATGCGTAAGGCATAAAGAACTTTAATTCCTTTTCACATTTTTTGCGGGTGTTTAAATCGAGACCTTCGATTTTACAGTTTACTTCGTCTTTAATTACTATTGTACAGTTCATAGTACTACTATACTACATTTCAGGGTGTTTGTCAATTGCTTTCTAGGAAATGTTTTAGAAATAATAATGCAATCATTGTAACTGAGATAGAACTCAGTAATGATAACCAAAAGTTCCAATGATTTAATGTAATGACAAATAGTGGAAAGAAAACCAAACTAACTAAAACAAAGTAAATTGTTTCTTGTGCTAGTTGTTGGAATACTTTAAGATCCACTCCTGCATAATACATAAAGATAAGACTAACAACACTACCTAACGGTATGCCAAGTATTAGAGCGCCTAGTGTTGGGTTGCCACGTTGTGCCGCAGTAACGACACCAGCGATAACGATACCGCCTATAACTGCTTTGAGTATAAATTCCATAGTATTATTTATTCATTAAAAAAAGGCCCGTTAAGGACCTTTTGTTACCTTATGCTAAAGTTATTAACGTCGACGCATACATGTAACTTCTGCAGTACGCATCCACTTTGCACCCATTGACCTCTTAAGGTCTGCAAGTTTAGTTACCATACGCAAACTAATTTCACGCATCTTTTCTTTATTATCAACCATAAATTCCATTAGCTGACTGGTTTCTTCTGTAGTGAAGTTATATTCTTCAAGCATACCATCTGCAACAATCTGTCTGCAACGCAATACCTTTTCACGTGTAGTATCCATTGTAAGATCTAAATAGTGACAACGTGACATAATAGCCTCTAAGTGATCTTTAATCTTACCACGTACCTTATCAAATTTAAGGTTAGTAATAAAGATAACACTACCTTTAAATTCAAATGCATCTGGAATACCTTCTCGGCGTAACAATGCACTATCTGTATTCCAATTTAAAGTACGTTTTTTACTTGAGTCTAATGCTGCTTTAAGCAAGTTAAGACTTGTCTCATCATACAATACTGTATCACAATCATCTAACACAAGAACGCTGTTACGATCTGCATTATTATAAAGTACCTTATACAAACCAATTGCACTACTGGCACCTTTGATAACTTCAAAACGCATTCTATTACCAGCAAGTTTATCAAACAAACTGTTCTTTTCCAACACGGCTTCTACACCAAAACTTTTACCAACACCTGGAGGTCCTGTAACAACCATTCCACGTACAACACCGTCAATTGACGCTTGTGTCATATCATCTAGAATACTAAAACGTTCACGCATGCGTTCGATAATTTCTGCATCGGACTCATTTGGATTGTCTACTGCATCGTCGATAATCTCAATTATCTTTGTTGCCTTAGATGTCTTTCCACGTTTCTTAGCTACTAAATTTTGCATATTTAAAAACTCCTGTTTTCTAGTTTATATATTAATAATACAGTAAGATGTCTTACTTGTCAACCTTTATTTTAAGCTACTGCCTCAAACCCAAAGCCTGCAACAACTGATTTCTTACCTGTTTCATCAACAACAATATCACTAACGCTTACAGAACTCATTCTAGACAATCTCTCGATTTGTTCTTCCGGGCCCATGTTTCCTACACGGAATACACCTTCAAGTCCTTCTGCAACAATATTACTAACATGAGTATAATAGCCCAGATCAAATGCTTCTTTAGCAATTGCACCTGTGTCATTTTTTCTAAGGCTCATATCTAGTTTTAAAGATTGCTTGTGAACACTATCATGTCCGTCTGCATTAATTTTGTCTACTTCTGCGTCTGTAAAGTGGATTTGATAAAGTTTAAATTTTGACATTTTGTACCGCTCCTTTATTGTTTAATATAAGTATATTATACAGCAAGATGTCTTGGTTGTCAACCTGTTCAGCAAGAAATAAACCCTTATAACACAAGGGTTTAAAACTTTTTTTGAATTAATTTATTAAAGATATCTTAACTCTGTTAAAAAGAGTCTCTCTAGCGTCACTGTATTTGCTAATTTCCTGCTTATTTACTGTGCCACGTATGGATATTGTTTTACCCTCAATAATATCAGTTAAATCTGGCTGTTCTCTCCACCAAAACTTTACAATATCTCTTTTATCAGATACGGCTGTAATCATGTACACATCACTTGATTGTATAAACTTAACATCTAGCACATCTACATTAATATCTAGTCTTAGGCCTTTTTTACCTACATATTGACTGGTATGCTTTAGTGTGGACATACGGTCACCAAGTGCTTGACGTTTAGCATCAATGAGAATAGAGTTGGGAATGCTTGCAATGATACTTACATGGAAATTACTTACTTCGCCTTCAATAGCTTTAATAAGTCCATCTTCAAAATTTGATAAATTACCACCAAGTTTTTTCATTAACAATTTACCATTAATGCGGTCAATCTCTTTAGTTGCAGAATCAATGTGTTTTTGTGCAACCTGATACTTTTCAGCAGGAGATTTAAATGCTTGCATTTTTCTAAGAATACAAGTTTTGTTATCACTTATTTGCGTATACACTTGATTGTCTTCACTATCAAACTCACCAGTTGGTTGGCTATATCCGTGTCCGCTTTTTATAAAACCTTGCTCGGCAAAAACTTCAAATGATATTGCTAGTACTTCTGGTGGCGTATATTGTGTTAACCACTTATGTTGTGCTTTTGTCATAACAGGCTCCTTCGTTATCTAACTCAATTATTGATCTCAAAAATTCATTAAATTCTTTTGCTTGCTTTATGCGAAAGTTATATAGTGCTAATGCCATTTAAGTTCTCCGTTGCCTAACTCTTACTTACAGTATAGAGTAAGAAGTCTTACTTGTCAACCTTTTATTTGCATTTAACCATAAAAAAAGGCTCGCATAAAGCAAGCCTTTATTATTTTAAGTTTTTATACTACAATGAAATATCTTCTAATCCTGCAGCACGTAGCTTAACTACATTATTAATTTGAAACCCTTTAGCTTCGAGTGCCTTGATTATACCAATATATTTGTTTCGTATTAGACTAAAATCATTAATTAAATATTGTAAGTCAACTACGTTTTGTTCACCATCTACATACTTTTCAGCATCACGTGAACTTAGTGCTTTATTGTAATTTTCTAAAAACTTACGAAATGTTTGACTACGTAGTTTACGCATTTCTGTATTTAGATGTTCCAATATTGCTTCTACTTCTTGTAGCTGATTAAACCTATGTTCAACTATACCCGGCATTTCTCTACTGTGTTTTTCGAGAACACCTTTCATGCCACATTCAAACTTTGCAGCATCAATTTCACGTTCATAGTAAGAGATAGCCGCAACTATCTCTCCCATGTTTTGTGAAACTTTACGATACCAGTTAGCCATCAGTCTTCATCTTCCCAATATTCTTCTGCATACTCATCATCGGAATCAAACTCATCATTATCACTAAAGTGATGTTCAATTGCTTTGTCAAGGTGTTCTTCATGTTCGCCTATTTCTGTAGCATTACGTTTAAGGTCAATTCCATAATCTCCTAACACAAAGATAAAATCTTGTGCAAAATCTTCTTTTACTTTAGAAGGAATATATTTAATTGCCTTATCGTATATCTGTAAAAATAACTCTAAATCGTTATCACTCAGATTCATTATTAGACTCCATTTGTTCGTTAACTGCATCGTCGATTAAATCTTCTTCAATTGCATCTGCGACATCGTCATCATACTCTCGCATAACAGTTTCTAATGCACCATCTTTATTTGCATTCCATGGCTTGCGGAACATTTTAATTATTTCGCCCGTTGTAGGACTAATGTATTCTAAACTGTTACCACTTTTCTTTAGTATGCCTTTGGCTTCAAAGAAATCAGTTAAGCCACTGTATGGACTCATTCCAGTTTCATATGGAATTTCAACTTGTACGCTTTCAAACGGTTTCGAGTAACGTGTTTTCATTACCTTACACGCAGCACGGATACCCCATACTTGTGATGTTTTGTTACCGTCTGCATCTACTTTAAGTTTTAGTTTACGCATTGCAATAACAATACTTGATGCGTATATAAAGCCTTGTCCGCCCGAGATCTTATCGTCTGGATCAAACATATCTTGTGATGCATAAGTGTGATTAGTTGCTAGTAGTCCTACGTTGTATTGTCCAAACATATTAACCGTGTTACGTACTAGTGATGTAAGTGCTTTAGGTTTACGACCCATATCACCTTTCATATCACCTGCTTGGAACTGATTAACATCTGTGGGTGTTAGTAGCATGCCCAACGAATCAACTACAAACAATACCTTAGGTCGGTCTTCATCATTTGCTTCAGAATATTCTGCTTTGTAGTCTTTCATAAAGTCACTAATTGTTTTAGCAACATCATCAATCATTGACATGTTAAGTTTTAATAGTTTATCTGGTGAAGTATCTACTTCGAGTGCATGCAACCATGCTTCGTCAAGTGCATTTTCAGTATCAATTAAGATAACAAATATACCTTGGTCTTGTGCTGATTTAACTACGTTACCTGCAGCAATATAACTTTTACCTGCACCACTCTCGCCTGCAAGTACTGTTACTTTACCTAGTGGAATTCCTTTGTGGAAGTCGTTACTGATAAGTTTGTTTAGTGTGTAATTTCCTGTGCTAATCCATGTATCAGGGTCATTAAAGCCTACGCTTAGTCCTGGTACACTCTTAGTAATAGCTTTACGGAATTTGCTTACGTCAAAAGGTTTTGCCATTTTTATCTCCAATCTAAGAAACTTGGACATGCACAATGCATGCCCAAATTATGTTTATTTACTTACGGTTACGAATTTGTGCTAAGATATCTTCTGCACTTGGTGCGCCACTAGTTGGTGCTGCTGTTGCAACTGCTGGTGCAGGTGCTACTGGAGCCGCTTGTGGTGCTGCCTCTGCAACTGGTGCAGGTGCTACTGGAGCTGCCTCTGCAACTGGTGCAGGTGCTACTGGTGCTGCTGGTGCAGGTGCCATTGCTCTTGGTGCTGAAGTTGCCGGTGCATCTACTCCGTATGGACGATAAAACTGTCCAAAACGTGCTGGATCATACAGTTGTCCGTCTACACTTGCTTCGAACATTTCGAAGATAGCTTGTAGATGTTCTGCATCTGGCTTCTTAGGAAGAAAATCATTTAGATTGTGTAATCCGTTTGCTGTAACTGCATCACGTTCTGTTTGATCAAGTCCACGTGAACGTCGACTCCAGTTAGATGTACTATAATCAGCATATCCGCCTTTGCTAGATTTCATCACTTTAAAATCTGTGCCAGCTTCATAATCCGTAGGAATTTCTTCAAACTCTGGATCCATTAATGCTGCACTAATGATTTTATAAATTTGTGGTGAAATAACAAACCTACGAATTGGATTCTCTGGTTTATTGTCTTCTGGTGATTCGTTGTCAGTAACAAATCCTTGGAATATATAACTACGTTTTTTCCAATACTTACGTGCAGTATCTTCTAGTCCTGGATCTTTAAACCAAGGACGAATTTCTGCATGTACTGGACATTGCTCTCCCCACATTTCAACACAAGGAACTTGAACCATTACTGGTTTGTTCTCATCTTGTCCTTTAACGCCTGGAAAACTCAAACGGATCATTTGACGTTCTTTCCAAAAGAACGTATTCGATTCATCTGCGTCTGGTAGGAAGCGTAGTGTTGCACTTGAACCTTCTTGAATGTTCCAGTGCGCAAAGATAGCATTATCGCCACCTTGTTGTCTTGAGCCTGAGCTCTTGTTGTCTTGTGCCTGTAATTTAGCACGGATTTCAGCGAGTGTCGCCATTGTACTTCTCCTATATTAGCCTATAATAGCCTTTGTTAGTTTTATAATGCACACCTTATGTATGCTCGTTTTGCCTTTGTTAGCCTATACAGTATACTACTTTTAAGTGCTACTGTCAAGCACTATTTCCCGGTTTTTTAGGAAATTCTTTTACGAAGTTCTGAAATAACGGAATCTGTAATAGATTCTTCCGTTGCAACAGCTACTTCCATGGTTTTAGCCGAACCTTTTTTATACAAATAGTTAGCAATTTTTGCCGCTAGCATTGTATTATTAGTTCCCATGTCATGTACGTCATTGCTCATTTGCGTTAGCAAATTAAACAATATATCATTCTTAGTTGTCATTCCGATATAAGATAACATCGCACTTAATTTAGCAAGTGGACCCATTCCGCCCGAAAACTTAACTGGATCTTCGTTATTTGGATTAGTTGGATCGTTTACGTCAACATTTAATTTTAGATCATCGCCTGACTTAATTACTGCCAGTACGTCATTTAATAGTTTATCATGCATAGTATCTTTGCCCTCACGTTCGTTAAAAATGCGAGATACTGTGGAAAGAACAGCGTCCATATCTACAGTCTCAAATGTATTATACAAGAACTTGTCTGATATGTCAACCGAATTTTCTTCATTTGTGATAATTTCTTTTGATTCAAAGTTGTTATAACCTCTAACAGTTTGAAGACCGCGAATTGTTTCTTTAATTTGTTTTAACTGTGATTTGATTGTTTCTACAACGTTTGCATTACCTTCATTAACAAGTTTGTTTGTTCTTACATGTGTAAGGAACTGTGACATTTCCATAG